GTGGTCGATGAGCTCGAAATTGATCAATCAATACCCGATGTTACTGAACGTGAAGAGCATACCAAGGAGGAATGCCGGATTGCCGTCTCGCGAATCAAGAAAAGTCAAACCTTAGTGTTTCTATGCGAAGGCGGTAAATTGTCAGAGATTCGATGGGCCCGAACTCTATACGGGAAACTTTATGTTCAACTTGCCGAAAACTATTATGCCCCAGTTTATAAATGGGCTGACATTGTGGATTGCAACGGAACCCCTTTTTTGGTAGGAATTTTCGAATGAAATGCCCCAAATGCGGCCATCATATTGAAGTATCGTTTTCTGCCTTGGCGCGTATAGCTGGTTCCGCGAAAACATCTAAGAAAGCTGCATCGTCACGCGCTAACGCCAGCAAACCACCTAAGCCCGGCAAGAAACCTCGCGGACGTCCACGTAAGGTCCCATCTTGACATTGCATGCATTTATGCCAAAAAGCCGGCATGAAATTGTCTTTTGCGTTTTGTTTTTTGCTAGTTTCGAGTGTTATCGGGTTTGCCGGTATTCGAACTGATGTTATTATTGAATCTGGAAAGAGTCAGCGGGTGACTGTTGGAGATATTTCTTTTGCTATTTCGGTTAAGGCAGTTGGTAATATTTTATATGTTAATGGAGGCGGGAAGGTCGATATAGTAAGGGGGTTTGGTACGAACGATACGAACCGTACTTTTATTTATCGGGGATATAAGTGCAAAGTTTACTATGTGGACGATGTCGGGGTGGCTCCCGGCAAGGTCAAATTGGCCGTGATTGCTGATTAGTTCGTATAGTGAAATATTAAGCTGCTGCGAGCATTTTACAACGGGGCACGTGTGGCAGTTTCCCCTCGCGCTTCAACACGTCGAGATCGTGGGCGATCTGTGCATTGATCCAGAATTGCGGTGAGGTTCCGAAGTATTGGGCGAGTCGGTAGGCGGTATCGGTGGAGATTGTCCGTTTTCCGTGGACGATCTCATTGATGCGGCGTCCGGGGACGGCAATATCCTTGGCGAGGCGATATTCGGTTATGCCAAGCGGCTTTAGGAATTCCTCGGAAAGAATTTCCCCCGGTGTGACATACGGTAATTTTTTCGTGTTCATAGCGTTAGTGGTAATCGATAATTTCAACGTCTTCGGCGGCACCTTCGGTCCATCGGAAACAGATTCTCCATTGGTCATTGATTCGGATGCTGAATTGACCTATTCTTCCGCCTTTTAGGGCTTCAAGACGGTTTCCGGGTGGCACCCGGAGGTCTTCTAAATTTGTGGCTAACTCGATCATGCGGAGTTTTCTGCGCATCATGGGTTGGATGTCTTGGGGGAGGCGGCGGGAGTAGTCGCCGCCGAAAACTTTGGCCGTCTGTGTGCATTTGAAACTCCGAATCATGAAGGCATAATAACGCCTCTCGATACTAACGTCAAGCGTTATTGTTGAGGCCGTGATTTATTTGCTTTAGAATCCCCATCAGGGATTTCGCAGAAATCCCATAGATACTTTTGCCAGTAGTGAGCATTGGGTGTCAATTGAGCAAACGGAATAAATAGCGCGGTGGTGTGTTCCGGTGTGGGGCAGGTTCTTTCGGTGGTGTTTTGGTGGGCGGGCAAGCGGTTTATGCCGGATTGCGGATTGACACCCAAGCGCAACGGGGCATGGGATGGTGCGTGGAGTCGCAAGGCCGCATAGATGCTAGGTTATGGGACCCGTTAGACTTGTTATACGGGTCTTTGGTTGTTGTTGTGTGGGTTGCAAGATTGCGCCGTGTCAGACGTTGCAACAATAATTCTCACTTGGCTCGGTGTCGGGTTTGGTGCCGGGTTTACCGCATGGTTGGTTGGTTTCGGTTGGCGGGCGGTCAAGGGAGCGATGGACGTTTCAATGCCTGATTAAGAACAACATAAAAAAAGAAAGAATCGACAATGAAACGTATCGAATCAGCACGCGCATGTTTTGCGCGTAACATTGCAAAAGTTATGACGGGCGTCGCGTTTGTGGGGTCGTCCATGGCGGCCCATGCAGAGGGTGACGCGGTGGCTACTGCCGTGACCACTCAATTGGGAACCTTGGCCACTACAGCGGGCACCTTGCTTGCTGCGGCAATCCTGATCCCAGTTGGGTTCAAGGTTTACGCCATCGCGAAACGCGCTTTGAACAAAGCGTAGGCGGCCAAACTGGAGCAAAGGGGGGGTTGGTGTGCTGTGCCGCCAACTCCCCTTTTTTTGTATGTTGTTAAATATTTTTTTATACGTTCTAACCTTCTGGAAAATAGTGCTGTTGTTAATTGGCATTAAGGTTCTGGCGTGGTTAGTGCCAGTGCTTATTGATCGATGGAAAACATTGTTGATTCCGGTTGCAATGTTGTTGTCGTCGTCGGCGTTTGGTTCGTGGTCGATTCAGGCGGGGTCACTTCCTGTGGATGCTTATTCGCTTGGGATTGTTGCGACGGCAAATTATGTTACGATGCGAAACAGTGAAGGTTATCCTCTTGCCGCTCCTTTTTCATTTAGTTCTATTCAGTCGTTGGCAGAGCCGTGTTCAATTACGTTAACTGTAAAAAATTCTGCGGGTGCCGTGTTGGCAACACGATCGATTACAATGCCTATTGACCGTGACGGGAAGGCGTTCGTTTTGAATTTTGGCTATGGGTCTACGAATAATGCCGGTGCGTTGGATCAGGTTGGTGAGGTTGGTGTTGTGGTGAATCCGTTTTCTTTGGTCGATCCGGTAGGAACTACGCCCGTTGTTAGCGTGATTCCAACGCCGTATGATGAGTCTGTTGCATATGGTATGTGGACGTTGGTTGGACTGTTTTTTGTGTCAATTATAGTGCGGGGGGTTTCTCCTTTATGAAGTGGCTATTATATTGTTTATTGTTACTATCTGTTGTCGGACGGGTATTTGCTCAAGATCGGTTGGATTTAAATGCGTATTCTGTCGACGGCGTGAATATTTCGGGGCGTGACAAAGTGACGGTTATTTCGCGTTTTCATTGTTCAGGTGTTGCGCCGTATATTACTTTTAGGGGGTATGATCGATTTACGTATCAAAGTGAGGCGGTCATATGGCAAAGAGCGATTGTGGATGGTGAGGAAAAGACGTGGGTGTCTGCGGAAATGGGTGATTTGGTGGGCACGGTGTATAAGATTGGGGTCGTGTCGTCCGGCACGGGTGCTTTGGCGGTTACGGCTAATCCTTTGCAGTTTAAGTGGACAAAAGTGGGGCCGGGGACTCCGCAAACTTATACTGTGTATCAGGATGTATATATTGGACCGTCGGAGTATGTTTGTCACTTTCCGTATCAGTTTGTTGCCAATATTCGCGATGGTTCAACGCATAATTTTTGGCTAGAAGTTGATGGTGTAAGACTTGGTTCTGTGATTTCTGTTAGTGGAACGAATGCGGGATCGGGTTCGTTCCAGAAGTCGATACCTAATTCGGGACAGCATTCATATACGTGGTTTATTGATGGTGTTCCGGGTGTTTCTGCGGCTATTCCTAATGATCGTGGGCTTGATTGGTATGCACCAGTTTTTGAGGTTGCCATTAGTATAGATGCTCCTACCCCAACTCCTACTCCGTCCCCCTCCCCTGCGCCACCGTATAGTAATCCAACACCTCAGCCAAGGCCGTCACAACCACCGCCAGCGAGTGCTACACCTACTCCTGATTGGCGGACACCTCGGACGGTTGTTAATGGCGGCGGTGGGCCAGCTACAACAAAGGGTGCTTCGGTTTATGATGATGTTTATAATGGGGTGGTTGATGCGGGGCAGGCCACTGTTGATCCGGGGCATAAAGAGTTTGATTTGAACGCCACTGCGGATGATACGTTTAGTGAGCGTGGAAAATTGGACGATGTGCAATGGCAAGCTGATGAGATTGTTGGGGGAGCAAGAGAGGCTGGGCAAGCATTGGGGGCGAAAATTCAAACGTTTATGGCTCAGGCAGATTCCTTGCCTAGGGAGTTAGGAAAGGTAGAAAGTCTTAGTTTGGGAACGGTGAATATTCTGGGTTCGTCTGTTACGATTAATTTGTCGTTTACGTCGCCGTTAGTGGTTTTCGTGAGATCGTCAATTCTTGCTGTGATGCTGGTTGTATGGTTTGTGGTATTTGCAACAACAATTAAGGGTTATTTGTGATATGTTTGATACAATTGTTCAGTTTCTAAAAGGGTTTTTCGATTGGATTTCGTGGTTGTTTACTGAAGTCTGGCGGCAGTGTGCGTTTGCGTTATGGTCGGTGTGGTCGTTTGTGCTCGTGGCGGCTGGTTTGATTTATTCATTGTTCGATTTTCTCAAGACTATGGTTTCTGCGATTATCGGAATGATAGATACGTTGGTTCTGCCAACGTTTGACCTTTCGTGTGGCGGTGCGCGGCGGGCATTGGAGATGGCGAATACGTTCCTTCCTGTTTCGGAGTTTTTCGCTATGTTGTTAGCATATTTAGTGCTACTTGGTGTTTTACTCGGATATAAGAGTCTGAAGAGTATCAAGTCTTGGTTTTGGGCTTCATAACATGATTGAGATTGTCGAGGGTCGTGGAGTCGGGGCTGGAAAGTCGTATTACGTAGTAACACGGGTTCTTCCTTATGTGGCTGACGGGGGGACTGTTTATTATTCCGACACTCTTGAGCTTTTTCCTGAGAAAATTGTTGCTCTGTGTGAGCAGCGGTTTGGGGTTGTTGTAGAGCTTGATCAGTTTCACTCTGTCTCTCGTGATGATGTTTGGAGGATTCATGAAGTTACGCCACCGGGAACTGATGATTGTCCGCTGTTGATTGTTCTCGATGAGGCTCAGCGTGCGTTGAATGCGCGTGATTTTAACGACAAGAAAAAACGGGCTCTTTTCGATTGGGCGTGTGAGTCCAGGCACGATAGCAATGATTTGATTTTTATCTCTCAGTCGGCATTGAACATAGACAATCAGATTCGCCGATTGTGCACCTACATAACAAGTGTGCGCAACATGAAGACATTTGTGTTGGGTGGGATTAAATGGCCGTTTGCGCAGTTCTTGATTCATATCAAGGATGGGGATGGTAAGACGACCATGAAGAAGGACCTTATTTGGCATGATAAGGCAGTCTTTGGCTGTTATCGGTCAAAGAGTATGGGGGGAGCCCATAAACGGCTTATGGGGGCTATTGGACGTAAGAAGCTTAAGAAATCAAAAAAAACAAAATAA